AAGTCTGCCCGCCATTGCCCACAACCGCAAACGTCTGAAACCCAGTTACAGCACCCAGCAAAGTGACTGAGCCTGTACCCGTAGTGGTAGTCGTTTCTTGTACACGGTCATAGACAGCAATTGCCATGAACTACTCCTTAGCCCGAAGCGCTTAGGGTATAAGTGACGTTGATTGTATCGCCTGACGTTACCGTCTTTGAGCCAGCGGTAAAGTCACCTGCCGAGAACAGTACGCCTGTTGTGCTGTCAATCGTAGACGAGCCACCAATGTTGATAAATGCGCCAGCCACCGTGCCAGAACCCGTCATGCTAAACACAACAGCAGCACTAGTAGCAAGAACCGAAGGATTAGCGTTGGTTGCTGTAGCAAAAACCGGAGTTTTGCGAGTACCTGAATAAGTCGGAGCATTTGTATTCCCCACCTCAAGCCATGTAGCATGACTTGCTTGTGTATCGGCGTAAGCTGCTGTGCCTGTGCCTTTGAGACCCATGACTACTGCGCCGCCGCCGGTGTTAGAGAAATACGAGTTCAACAGGTTTTGACGACCCACGTTTGTAGTCAGGTTCTCAATTACGTCAGACCACTTTAGGTTGCCCTGTGCGTCATAGCACTCCGCTGTGTAAACGCCTTGAAGCCCGAACAAGTCAGCGCCTCCAGCATTGCGGGTAACAGTTGCGTCAACTGCATCCCCAAGTTTTGCAATTTCATCGCTCATGTTATGTGATCCTAATAATGGCGTTAGTTGAGTTCGCCGTTGGGAAAGTTACCGTAAAGGTGGTAGTTGGGGTCTTATCTGAACCAAAGTTTAAAACAAACACAGCCGCATTGGTGGTGCTATTGTAAATCAGCGCACCCCGTGTTGTGAAGTTTGCAGGGTTCCAAGTTACGTTATTAAACGAAACAAATGCCGTGTTGTTTGTTGTGTCTGAACCAGGTGCAATTGGTGTTAGAACATTACCGCCTGCCGTGTAGCCTGTACCTACCACTTCATTTGTCGATGAGTACGCAGTCGTAGCATTGTTCAGGTTAGCATTGGCATTAAAAAGTGCCATTTTGTATACATATGGCGAAGCACTTGTAAAGTTTTCTAGACCCTTTAACAAATTTAAACCAAAAATTGTGCAGGATGTCTGTACGATCATGGGTTAACCTTAATCTTTGCCTGGCCATCGCGGTACGCATCGCCACGCTCAAGACCTGTACCAAGGCGATTTAACTGAGCCACAGCTTCTTGGTACTTCTGTTCGTAGTATGCAACCATGTCCTGCTCGCCTTTCATGAAAATCATTGCTTCACGCATTGCGCCGTAGAACAAAACAGGATCGTAGTTATCGCCAAGCCAACTCGTGCCTGTAGCGTTAGAAATTGTTGAAACCGTAATAATAAAACCAGAGCCGCTGCCGCCAACGCTTGAGGCATTAACACCCAAGCTGTCGCCCACCACATACAACGATCCACCGTCGTTAATCGTAACTGAAGACACAGCATTGCTAACAACCACAATCGTGGCCAATGCGTTTTCGCCGTTACCACCAGTCAAAGGCACTTGTGTGTAAACGCCATTTGCGTAGCCTGTACCTGCTGTAAACGACGCACTCAAGTTGGTAATCTGACCCTGCACAATCGTAGGCGGGTAGTAGTAATAGTGCATCTCCACCGAGTAATTTGCATCAGGTGATGGTGCAAGCAGTAGAGTCAATTCATTGTTGTTTGTGTATTGCGAACCAAACAAAGCGTAGTACTTTGGCGCACCAGCGGATGCGTTGCCAGCGTTTGGATAAGCTTCACGGATAAAGTTAACGTCTTTATTTAACAAATAAGTGTAATTGCCTGAACCATCAATCACTGCAATTGAGTACGGCGACAACCAATCATCAGGCAACGAAACGTAGCCATTGTATTGAGTCAAAGTACCTGTCACATTCCGACGCAGCGAGGGGATTTGAACGCTGTTGTAAACACGCTTCTCCGCCTCCTGAATAAATGTTGGAATGCTAGAGACAAACAGACTTTCAGTGTTCTCTGCGTAGTTCTGAATTGCCTGTTGCAGTTGAATGTAATTCATAATTAGCACATAGGTCCACGAGCAATACGACCCTTAGTAGCGCAACCATTGCCACGAGTTTCAATGCCAGTTGTTTTTACATCATCTCGTCCAGGGTTGCCAATTGAAACACGCATGGCCAGAGTGCCTGGATTAACTTGATCTGCAGAAAGAGTATTAGGATCAGGCTTGCGACTAATTGCATCTTTCACGTTGACCGCACCGCCTTTCATGGTATGTGGTTCAGCGTAGATGCCAGCATCGCCGACTTCTTTGCCCATCATTTTTGCGCTAAATTTACCCATGATGATCTCACTTTTGATTGTTAGCACGAGCCATATTGCGCCCGACAGCCCGCATAGCTTTACCAGTTACGCCAGCAGATTTCTTGCCACCCTTCTCAATACCCACTGATGGCCCTGAATCACCGAGGTTTTTACCCTTGGTTTTTCCTTTACTTACCACACCGTCGGCGCTTCGTTTATATGCCATGATAGGCTCCTAAGTAGTTGTTACTGTACCAATTTGTATTTGTAAAACCAAATCGTTGGGTGTTAGCCCGTTATCATCTGCTCGTGCGCCGCCAACTGGATACCAGCCCCACTGCACTTGCCTACTACCATCCGAAGGATATCCTGCATTTGCGGTACTGTTACTTGCGGTATCAGAAGTATAAAGTCCTGTAGCTCCAGATGCATAATAGCTTACATCAGGTCTAGGTTCGCGTACAGCCTGCGGATCATTAACAGGATACATCCCCAACTGTAATTGAGGCTGATCTGGATCCCAACATTCTGGACAAACCTTGATCTCAAAAAGCTTAGTTTTAATAACTTCTTTCTTTAATTCCTTAAGCATATACCGCTGGCCGCAACGGTCACACTCTGCAATACTGTTCTTGCCACTAGCATATTTAGAGGGCATGACTCACCTCAATAAAATATCTGTCTAGGAACAAATCGTATAGAAGCTTTCTCACGATCCTCATCTGCAGCCAATTGGAACTGTTGCTCGTAGTCAGCTTTCAACATAATAATTCGGTTTGGATCTACGTCCGGTAGCTTAATGCTAAGGTTATACGACAATCCTGCAACCAAACAGTTAACAAATCTAAAAGGAATATCCTGCTCAGAGATTCCTGTACCGGCGTTTTGCAACCTACGCATCCGCCAATAAATTAAAGTGTATTGGGTGCCTGGATTGCCTGTTGGCCAAATGTTAATGTTGGGCAAAAACGTTTGAAATACTGATGTGGCGGAAGAGTGTGTTGCAACAAAAGTATTATTCACAGCCCGAAAACAATTCAACAGTTGATTGCCGCTAACATTCTGATACAGAATTGTTTCGCTATCAATGTTGATATAACCCTGCGAAGGCAAACCAACCGTAGAAGCTACGTTAATAGTTGTATCGGTAGTGGATAAAACACTCGTCAAAGTCGTAGAAGCAGAAGCATTTGTCTGACCAGAAAGCCTATTAATCCATACTTGAATAGGACGGCCATAGGCATTCTTAGTAGGGATTGAGCTGTAAGTAGACTCAGAGATACGAGATATGTTGATATCAACTTGATTTTGGCCAGTGCCTGTGCGGACAATCTGGTCTAACAAGTCAATCGTATCTGATGGCAATGGGTAGCTAATCTGGCCAGCATTAATGTTGATAGGAATCTGCCCTTGCTCAACAGTCCAAAGATTAATCCCACGGTTAGCCCATTCAATCGTCAACAAGTTAAGACTACGACGAGCTGTCCGTAAGTCATAACCTGAGCGCAACTCTTTGCCGCATCTTTCAAAACTTTCTTCTACGATCTCAGAAAGATCCAGATTGAAATTGCTAAGCCCAGAAGTACTCATTTGCTAAAGCCTTTAAGGGTCTGCGCCAAACGTGCGCGTTTCCCTAGTTTACCCGGTTTCATAGAAGCTTTTGCTAGTTTGCCGGATGGAATTGGTTTATTCATAGGAACACCTAATTGCTTATGCAAAGCACCAGGTTTCTTAATAGCCCCTGAAATCCAATTAGTAGAGCCGCCTTTGGCATACTCTTCTACGACATTAGGATTATCTTTACGAATAATCTTTTTGCCCTTTGGCATTTTGGAAGGACTAATAGCGCCCATTCCACGAGAGGCAATCATAGAATTCGACCTTTAGTCTTGCCTTTAGT